GCCCAAGAACCATGAAAGATGTTCTATGTTGCCCATAGATTTCATGCCACCAGAGAATGTCTTCAAGCCTACGTAGAATATAACTAAGCCTACTATGGCTGTTATTACAGGGTTTCCTAAGTCCATCTTACTGACTCTCTTCCATAGTTTCTTTCCCTCCGTCATCTGTTATCGCCTGACCCACTGATTTTCCCGCGCTTGTGTCTGTCTGCGAGTTTCTCAAGGTTCTTCTCCATGATGTGTCCAAGGTTCATCTCAAGTTCTTCGGCCAGTACAGCACAGTACCACAGCACATCACCAATCTCGTATCCAATCTCAATACGCTTGGCAAGGTACTCGTCCTTGACTGCACCATCACGAATGAACTTCTTCACTTTGTTTGCAATCTCACCCGACTCACCTGTCAGGCCAAGAGTAAGATACTCCATAGCCTGTTTCTTCGGGAAGATTGCTGTCTCACATGCACGAGACTGATACTCTGCTGCGGTAATACTACTCAACTGTCTCTCCTTCATCCACTGTTTAGCCTCTAGTTCCAAGTCCATTTAGTTTCTCCAAGTTCTTAAAGTACGCAGCCTCCCATCCACGCTGCCACTCACGCCACGGCGTAGTGTTCTTCTTCATGGGGTTTGCTACCTGACGATAGCGGGTGCCGAAACGACGGCTACGAAACTCTTCTACTCTACCGAAGGCTTTGAAGCCAGCAGCAAAGTTATCAGCAAGGTTTTTGTTCATCAGCTTTCTCCTTGAAGGCTTTGATTACATCGGAAGAGAACAGCTTCTGCAGGTTCAGCAGGTACAGGCGAGAGGCTTTGTTGTCACCGCCTGACACACTCTTCTTGTAATCTAGGTTGTCGATGATGCGCTTGAGTGAGTTCGTGTCAAACACCAGTGTGGCAAACACTTCATCACCAATGCACAGGTTATGGAACCAGTAGTCAGACTCCGTAGCAGCGATGCCGCTGGGCTTGCCGTAGGACTCGTACTCAATGGCAATGTTGCCTGTACGCATCCACATGTCACGCTCTGACTTGACTTCAATCTTCTTGTCTTGAAGCATGTCAGCTACCATTTGCTCACGTACCTTTCCATACGAGAGGTCGAGGTCGAACTTCTTGCGGTCTTTGGTGTTAGGCTCCAGCTTTACTACGTTCTCAGACATCTTATTCTCCTTCGGGCCAGTTGTTGAGGATTGCGAGTCGGTCTTCGTGGACAGCCATCTTGTCCATCTCTCCTTGAATGGCTTCCATGATATCGGAATGCTCACCGATACCTGCAGGGTTCTTGAAGTATGCCTCAATATTCATCATGTGTAAATGAACATTTGCTTGGGCATGGTTCTTCAAGACGTTAATCATCTTTTCCTTCATTCTCTTTCTCCTTCTCTCTCATCTTCATCCACTCTTCGTACTGCGGGTGATGGCGGGGAGGGTTATATTGCACCCATCCCTCACCACGTTTCCACACCTTATCACTACGCTGCGGCAATGTCAACTATCTCACAGACGCCAGCCGTACAGGCCAACTCTCGTCCACCTGACGTAGTGTCTTCCTTCTCAAACTCACGAAGCAAGTCCCAATTTACTTTCTTGGGCATCTGTTCCAGCATTGCGCCGTATTCTTCGACGGTGCAGTCCTGATACGGTGCTTGCTTATACGTGTGTTCGCTGAACGGCAGGAAGCTGATGCCTGACACTTCATCGAAGTGGTCATACACCCACGAACCTACCTCCATCCACTCGTCCTCTTTGACAGAGATAGTGACGGACGGCTTGTGTTCACACCAGTGTCGCTGATACTGCAGCCACAGTTCAAGCTGCTCAATAGCAGACATGTCGAACCGGGTGACTGCACCATGCGGCGACTTCATCGGGAAGCTGAACACTGTCGTGCTATCCGGCTTCATCACATCCGGCTCTGCGGGGATACCCTCAGAGACAAGGAACTGTGTGATAGGGTCTTTGTTGTCGCCACGTACCGTGCGAATGTAGTACGGATTGTGACGAGCATGAATGCCAGAGGCACTGTCAACAAGCTGTGAGACTGTACCAGACGGCTTCACACAGGTGATAGCTGCTGACTGCGGAATGCCAAGCTGTTCCGCCATAGCGGCGTTGGTAGAGATGGCCTGTTCCTTGAGTGCGTTCAGCGTGGCTGCAATGTTATTGCCAAGGTGTGCTGACTTGCCCGACATCATGGCATTGTCCATGATACCTGTCAGTGACACACCCAGCAGCCGCTCTTCCTCTGTGTTCTTCTTCCACACATTGCGCAGATACTTGAAGTTAGTCAGAGTAGACTGGAACGTACCAAGGATGGTAGCCAGACGAACCTTGTCAGTCAGTGTCTGCTGCGTGTCAGATGCACGAACAACCACCTCAGACAGATTACAGAACTGATACGGACGCAAGATAATTTCACTGCATGGGTTGCATCCGAAATCTTGTTCTGCGTCCCGGCGTCCATTGAGTGACGCTTGCTTCTGTGCTGCCTGACGGTTGAAGATACCACGCTCACCAGACTTGCTCTCGTACAGAGATACCCACTCACGCATGAATGTACCCATCTCTGGCTTACCCTTGTAGGCAACGCTGTTGTTAGCCAGCGCACGTTGCCCCTCGTTCTCCCACCACTGACCTGATTTGGCATGACGCATCTGGTCATCATTCAGGTTAGACAGTGAGATAAGTGCGCTGCGTCTGACGCCCCCGACGACAACAACTTCACCAATCTTGCACATCAGGTCGTGGCATTCGATAGGGAACAGCCTACGGCCTGACGCCTTCTTGAACATCTCCACTGTGAACTGAAACAGTTCTTCCAGCGGGGCTGGGCCACTGGCCCGACCACCAAAGGTCTTGAGACGTGCGCCAGCAGGACGAACCTCTGACGTGTCCCATTGAGGCACTTGCCCTGCGTATAGGAGGGAGATTAATTCACGCAGGGATTTGGCCCAGCCCGGACGAGAGTCGCCAACCTTGATGACAGTATCTGTGTCATGCATGTCTTCGTTGACGACAGGCAGCTTCTCCGTGTGGTGACGCTCCACAGAGAAGCCTACACCAGTGCCGCACATGAGAATGTACATAGTCTCGTCAAATGCACGAGGACTGTCTACGGGAACGTACGAACAGTTGTAACCGCCTACATGACATCGGTCAAGCGCAGGGCCAGCGGTCATCAATGCTCTCATACTTGGCATGATGTCTTGGTCAAGCACAGCAACCTCAAGTTCACCACGCAGGTCATCCGGCATAGTGTAGTTATGCTTCTCCTCAAGGTGCTTGCTCATGTAATCAAAGTATCGCTCGACTGTTTCCATCCAAGTCTCACGACGCTGTTCATCTTCCTTCCACCGGGCGTACCGGGAAAGGGCTATAAAGTTCTGATAGTCTGTTGGTAGATAATTGTTCATTGCGTCACTCCGTTAGCGTTTTAAGGTGTCTGATTTCGGCTCCGTCTACATCGTAGAAGTATTCACGAATACCGTCCTCAATCTCTAGGCCGACATCCTCGTCGGCAGGTATCGGATATTCATCCGGGTCTATGTCAATGGTAATGAAGACTTTAACTCGCATCGTAGCAGCCTTCTACCTCCTCAATCAGCTTGGTGAGATACCACTGCGCTTTCTTGAGGTCTTCTGTACCGTTCTTGTAGCGGTAACGCCACAGGTACTTCATAATGTTGCCCTGCAGGTAATACTCGTAGCCATCACCTGTAGCTGCAGCAATGGCGTCAATGCACTCAACGCCAGCCTTGTTGTAGTGAGGAGGGCTGTTCACCATGTCCTCTTCCTGTGCCTTCATCTTCATAAATGCTTCGTGTCTCATTATGCACTCCCTTTCGTCTTGCTGCCGAAACTCAGGTGGACTACGTTACCGTCTTCCTTAGTAATGATAACGTCTTCATCCTCTTCTAGCACATAGTCAGTCTCGTTGTCAACGACTTCCATGACATAAGTGTGTACCATGTTGCGTATAGTTTCGTCTGCTTCCATGATAGGCACAGTGGCGCACATCATCTTACAGAAGTGCATTACCTGTCCGTAGCTTTCATCGTTCAGCGGGTTGCCACCCTGTGAGATAATAGAGATGTCAATCTCGCCTGTCCATTCGTCGCCGCTCATGCTGGGACGTACTCTGATTACGAAGTCTTCCTCGTCAATTTGCATGTGTTCCATAGCTATCTCCTCTTTACTTTGCTTCCAGTGAACTTGATAAACTTAGGGTGCTTGTTCTTTCCCTTCTCTTTCAGCCAATCCTCTGGGATGATGCGGTCATAGTATTTGAACCCATACTTGATGCACCATTCTGCGTAGGTTGACTTAGCCCCCTTACGTAGTTTGCGTCTACTATTCTCAAAGACAAAGCGGATGTCTAGCTTGGGATGCTGCTTCTTAATAGCCAAGTGTTTGCGCCTGTCAGCAGCAGTAAACATGCCCTTCGTTTCGATAATAATGCCGTTGCACAGCACGAAGTCGGGTGTGTAGGTGCGGTACGCAAGGTCTTCCCACTCAATCTTGACCTTCTCATAGTCGTACGTGACTTTGAGTTCGTCAAGGTAGACTGACAGCTTGTGTTCAAGTCCACTCCTGTACCCGTACTTTCGCGCTGCACGGAATGCGACGTGATTAGGCAAGACTACCTACATTACGCCACGAGATAAATGGGGATTGATATCCAAGTCCTTTCATCTCTTCACGAATCATAGCATCAGCCTCGTTACGTGCCTCAATGGCAGCACGAAGCCCTGCTGTCTTCTTCTCACGGTACTCCTTACGGAGTGATGCGAGATGTTGTTCTGTCGCTTTGATTTCATCAAGCAACGTATCAATGTCTTCACTCATTATTTATACTCCTCTGCTAGTGATACATATGCAACCGTCTTTGGCTGCTTTGCCTGTGACGCTACGGCTGGGCGTTCCTCAAGTCCGGGCCAACAGGCGAACCGGTACCGGCAGAAACCACACTCTGTAGTGAGAACCATGTTGCCTGTCTCTTTGCCCCGGAACTTCTCCGGTACAGCATCGAAGCAACGCTCAAACTTGTTCTCTTCCAGCGTGTCAGCCGTTTGCTTAATATGGACTACTTCTTGGTCGATGTCAATACCTGTAGCTGGTACGTACTTGAACTCGCCATTGGCTTTGTTCACTACCCACCATCCACCGGCACGTTTGCCTGACGCCTTCGCATAGCCAGCAAGCTGTGCTACATACCCGAAAGCATCACCCTGTCTAAGAGTGTCGAAGGATTCAAACTTGTTAGTATACGACCAATTAGATGCTGACTTGATATCATCAACAGCACCGTCAATAACAATATCATATGTGCCAGAGACGGATGTATCGTCATCAAGGTCGAGCGTAACTTTCGCATCATCTTCATACGGTACTCCTGCTTCTTTCAGTAGTCCTTTGAAGACAGCTTCAACGATGTCTCCAATCATCATGTTCATCACGAATGTAGTTGGCAGGGGCAGTGCCTTCTCTGGTTCGTTCTTCTCAAACCAAAGCTGACAAGTTGGCCTACCTACGTTTGACATACGTAGACCAAACTCGCCACGCTTGTTGCCCCCACCAAACTGGCGTCCAAGCGCACCCATCACATCAAGACCTACTTGCCGGATAGTCTCCACCGACATGGTGGACTTACCACTAGCAGCATTCTCCATGTATTGATGCAACGCCAGTTCAGCAGGGTGGTTCATTACGCTACCTCTTCTACTTCGATGTCAACGATGCCGTCTACAATGGCCTCGTCATCTTCGTCGTCGTGAGAGTTAGCTTTCTCTGCCCATGCATTGATGATGTACTCGTTGTAGTTGTTCACCCACTGCATGAAGTCACCAAACATGCCCTGCTCTTTATCGGTCAGGTCAAGTGTCTTGGTAACGTCCAGAGATACCACAGGCAGATAGAACACTGCACCAGTAGGAATCTTACGCTCCTCTGTATTCGCAGTAATCGTATGCTGCACAGGCAGACGCTTCATCTTAGCAAGCTGGGTAAACGCACCGCCCACGTTCTTGAAGGCGTCACGGTTATCGACTTCCCAGATAAAGGCAGTCTCGTCTACTTCCACAGGATTGCCTGATGCATCTGTGGCATTGACCAGTTCGACTGTACCAAGCACAACGCGAACACGCTTAATCTGCTTGATAAGTTCCTGCGTCTTCTCAGGCAGGGACTTGAAGTCTTGGATGTAGCCAGCAGGTTTACCGCAGTTGAACCCACCGTCATTGTCCTTGAGGTCAATGTTCAGGTTGTCCGCCATGACAGTCTTCACATAGCGGTTAGGGCTGTCGCCCATGCCACGGACAAAACGCTTGTACATGAAGCGTTGCAGATACGGTCGAATCTTCACCGACTCTGCGTAGTACGTCGGGCCATCAGGCACTTCCAGCCTGTAGGTACCGCCGCTGATTACTTCCATGTTTACAGTCTTGCCGTTCACCTCTGCCTCACCCATCACAGGTGAGTGATTGATGCGCAGACGAGCAAGGGTGCTGGCTTGCTTACGCTCACCAGCGGTCTCGTTTGCAATGCCCATAGCTTTCGCCATAGCGGCATAGTTGTTAGTGTCAATAGTTGTCAGTTCCATGTGTTTATACTCCTTCTTTCGAGTTAGAATCCATAGTTATATCACGACACATCTTTGGTGTCAAGCCAGTTGGGGCCGATTTTTGCCTCTAGTAGTAGCGGTACATTGAATACTAACCCCCAACGTATAGTAATCAAGTCAGGCAACTCCTTGTTTGTCTGGTGTATTATGTCGATAACTCTCCTTTCTTCATCTGGGTGAACGTCAATGACGATTGAGTCATGCACAGTGTTTACCACACAAGACTGCATACCGTCAAGCAGTTTATCAATGTGCAGCAACGCAATCGGAACAATGTCCGCAGTGGCAAAGGACTGCACAGGATAGTTCTTTATCTGTGTGAAGTGTGATACACGACCATTGGGCTTACGCACCACATCAGGGAAGGCAAACTCACGACCAGAGGGCGTGGTAATCTTGCCGGTGGCTATAGCTTCTTTAGCCAATCGGGAATGCCATAGCCCGATACCTTCGTACTTCTCCGTGAAGTGTGTGTAATACTCTGCCTCCGCTGGCGTTCTCCCAAAGCCTGTTGCGCCATAAAGCGGTGCAAACGTGTGAGCCTTCGCAGTCTGCCTATCCGTAGGTTGACCAGCATCGGTAATAACCTTAGCGGTGTATGCATGTACATCAAAGCCAGTAGATACTTCCTCAATAGCAACTCCATCCTGTGAGAGATAAGCAGCAGCACGAAACTCAAGCTGTGCAAAGTCTGCTTCCATAATCTTGCCACCATCGAAGCGGGACACGAACACCTTCTTGACAGGGAACGTACCGCCACGTGGCATGTTCTGCATGTTTGGGTCACGGCCACTGAACCTACCTGTAGATGTCATGTGCTGGGTCAGTCGGACATGTAGCTTACCATCCTGCTTGGTATACATACGGATGCCGTCCACGAAGGATGACAGGTATGTATCGACAGCAGACAGGCGTCGGACTTTTGACAGGAAGTCAACAGCGTCTGTCATTCCTTTGACACGTGCTGCCTTCTCCAGTGTCTCAAGGTTCTGCTTGCTTGTGCTGAACCCATTGGCACTAGCCCACTTGGGGCCGGGTGGCTTGAACTTCAGTCCAGCCAACTCTTTACCAGCCACAAGATGATAACCAGCCCCACCACATGATGTACACTTATTAGTTCGGGCAAATGGTGTTCCATCTTTCTTCACCTTTCGTACTTGGCCGGAGCCATTACACTCGCGGCACTGTGTTGCCTTCGTCTTGTGCAGACGCTCTGTGCCACCTGCCAGCAGACCACGGAAGTCGGACTCGCCCATGTATGGGTCAATGGCGTTGCCCCAATACTGCTTGTCCAGAACCTTGCGGCTGTACACAACCCACGACAGTTGTTCTGGGCTGTTCAGGTTGATAGGAGTATCACCCATCAGCCTACGTACATGGGCTTGCAGGTCACGCTCAAGGTCGTCACGCTCTTGCTCAAACTCCTCGCGCACTGTGTCCAGCACACTCAGGTCTACAGCAAAGCCACGCTGGTAAATACGTGACAGACACACGGCGACTTGGTTGGTGAGTTCCACCGTACCCTTGAGACCAGCGTCGTCCTTACGGTTGAGGCGCAGCATCTGCTTGTCGGCAAGCTGCTGTGTGGCTTCAAGGTCAGCGACAAGATACTCAGTCAGTTCATTGTACGGAATGTCACGAGTGCTAACACCCTTGGCGAAATACTCCTTGAGGGTATCCTGCTTCTTGGTGTCTAGTTCGTAACGCTCTGCACATGCCTCAAGAGATAGCGGCTCCTTCTGTCCACGCTGCAGGACATACTCCGCCAGCATCGTGTCGAACACAGGGCCGTCGTACTTGAAGCCTGACTCCCACAGCCACAGCAAATCGTGCGCTGCGTTGTGACAGATAAGCACAGTAGCCTCGTCCAGCATCATCTGCACACGCTCGTAGTAGTCGTCCTGATTGGGACGGTCAGCGTGGTCAAATGGGAACGTCAGACACTGGCCTTGGTCAGTCAGCATACCCACCATGACCAGCGTATTGTCTGGCTCAAATGGGTCAAGGTGCATCTTGCCATCACGCTTGGTGACGGTATTCTCTACGTCAAGTGTTAGCTTCATCCTTCATACCTCGCTGTCTGATAGTCGAGTTCACAGTTTACCATACCGTGCCAGCCATTCAACTTGTTCTTCACGATGTTGATATGGCGAAGGGGGCTGTCTTCTTCCTGACCCTCAACTGTTGGTGACTTACCAATCAGAATCATCAGGTCAGCTTCCGCAGCCTTACCGGTACGGCTACCCTCCATCATGCTCTGGTTCAACTGTGCGCGGCCCTCTGCCTCTGCTGATAGCTGTGACATGTAGAACACAGCACAGTCGTAGGTCTTGGCAATCTGACGTGCATAGATTGCACACGCCTTGAGTGCCTCGTC